CCTTCAGGACATCCCCAAAAGAGCAAAGCCGAAAAGAAGGCCGAACTCTTAGCCGTTCCTAAGAAGTATGATCACATTGACTTTACTCCATCCAAAGGATCTCAAGAATCGGGAAAGAGAGCACTCGAAGTCAGAGCAACCAAACCCGAATCTCAACGCGGGATGACTGCAGTCGGAATCGCTAGAGCTCGTGATCTTGCGAATGGAAAAGAACTCTCTCCAGAAACCGTCCGAAGAATGCTTGCTTACTTTACTAGACACGAAGTTGATAAACAGGGGAAGACTTGGGATCAACAGGGTAAGGGATGGCAAGCTTGGAACGGATGGGGAGGAGACGCGGGATACTCTTGGTCTAAGAAAGTAGTAAAACAAATGAATGCAGCTGATAAGAAAACTCAATCTCTAAGAGCATATGCGGAAGCCCATATCCTTGGAGAATCAAATCCTACTTATGAAGTCCCCGATGGATTGACAATCGGGAAGCCCTTCAAAACTTTGTCTCTTGGTCAAGTGTCCTCTCGAATGAATGGGGATAACATTGGAAAGGAGATCAATCAAGACCTCCTTCAAGAGATGGTCAGAGTCTTTCAAGAGCGACGCAGTGCTGATCCTGTAATCATCGATTGGCAACACGCGACAAGCCCATTCCAAGGAGGGACGCCCGCTCCTCCAGAAAGTGGCAACGCCTTAGGACTCATCATCGATCTCGACTTAAGAGACGATGGACTTTATGCAATCCCCGCTTATAACGAACGAGGACTCCAAGTCGTCAAGGATGCAGGGGGGATCTTATGGTCTTCTCCTGAATACTTGCATGGAGAAATATTCACTAGAGATGGAGGAGATAAGGTCGGAGACGCTCAACTTTTAGCGATTACTTTGACACCTCGTCCCGCTCAACAACACGACAAGATTGATCGTATCACTTTAAAGGAGGCACCGATGGTGACCGAATCTGATTTAAAGGGAATGTCTCAAGAAGACCTTGTTGATCTCGCTATGCAAAAGGACGCAATGGTCCAAAGTCTTGAAGCGAAGATCAAAGAGATGTCTCAAGAGAATGAATCCAAAATAAACAAAGACTCTGAAGCTCAACTTGAAGAAGATGAAAACAAGGAAGAGATGAAAGAGGAAGATAAAGAAGAAGAAGAAGACAAAGACGAGAAGATGAAGGAAGAAGAAGAAGAAGAAGACAAAGACGAGAAGATGAAAGAGGAGAAGAAAGGATATCAAAAGATGTCTGAAGCTCTCCCATCTACTCAACTTCTTTCAGAGATCCAACTTCTTCGGGAACAAGTCCAAACTCTTCAATCTGAGAAACTAGCAGCCGAACGAAGAGAAGCCGTTGGGTCTTTACTTCGCGAAGGTAAGATCTCTCCTTCTGAAGAGGAAGCCGCAAACAAAGCTTTCGACTTCAAAAAGAAAGGTGATGAGATCTTCTGGACTATGTTTTCCGAGCGATCCCCAAACTCCGTGGTTCCTATGAATCAAGTAGGACATGGAGCAAGCGGACAAGAGATCACAAAAGAGACAATCAATCTTAAGATCAAAGCACTCTCTGAAGAAAAAGGAATGACATACGCTCAAGCCTTGTCAGAGTTCCGCCAAACTAACACTCAAGAATTTATGAAAGCTTATGGAGTTTAATTATGATTACTCAAAACATCGTTAAATCATTTGTTGCGGCTTCAACTATTACAGAGTTCGATCTCGTAAAGTTTGACGCAAACGGAAAAATCGCTCAATGCGGAGCTGCTGATTCTACTTCAGCTCTTATCATCGGAATCGCTCAACGCGGATGTGCTGCAGGCGAAACTACTGAAGTTTTAGTACATGGTGTAAGCCGTGCAAAACTAGGAGCAATCGCAGCTTTTGAGAATAGTGCAGACTGTCTCTTAACTGCAATCGCAACAGGTAAACTAGACAGTGCTACAAGTGGCGATTATGTCGTCGCTCGTATCCTTCCCAACATCAATTCAACAGCAAGTGCGGACAATGATCAAGCGGAAGTTCTCTTCGTTGGTCCATCCATTGTTAAAGCTTAAGGAGTAAATCATGGCGTCTTCATATAACAATATCCATCCTGTAGATCAGATCTTAACCAACCTTGCTATCGAAGCGATCCCTTCAGATAGTCAACTGATCGCGGATCAAGTCTTTGAAAAAGTAAACATCCCTGAACGAAGTGGTACTCTTTTAATTGAGAACACTCGGAACTTCATGGGATCAACTGATCTCGATTTAGAGCGTTCTCCAGGATCAAGCCGTTCAATGATCGGATCTTTCGATCGAACAAGCATGACTTATAAAGCTAAGATCTATTCTGCTAGCGACTCAATCGCAATGGAAGACATCTTTGACAGTCAATATCCTGGAAGTGAAGAAGCTCGAATCGTTCGTAAAGTAGCACGAACCATGAAACTTGCTAAAGAAAAACGAGCCGCGGATCTTCTTTTCAGTACTGCTAACTTTACTCAAAACGCAACTGTCGCAGGTTTAACAGGCGGAACAGGAAATCAATTCAATGCTGCAGGTGGAGAACCTCTCCATGACTTGCACGTTGTAAAAGATATCGTGTTCGCAAACTCTCATGGTATCAATCCCGATTGCTTAATCTTGGGTCGTGATGTATTCCGAGTTCTTGCTCGTAACCCAGAAGTTCGCGGATTCGCGGGAACTGTTGGAGCGGGTCTTGCAAGTGGCAACCGAATCTTAAATGACGAAGTTGTTATCCAAGTTCTTAAAGACGTTCTTGGGATTCCTAACGTATACGTTGGAGCCGCTCGTCGTGAGACTGCTAATCCAGGAGCGACTTCTTCTGAAGGATACATTTGGGATGGCGAGACTATCTTTATGGGTATCCTCAAAGGTAGTGATTCAGTAGTATCAAAGAGCGGAAACGTTAAAGCGATGCCTGTAGCTGCTCTTGACTTCGAGTTCAGTGGCTTAAGTGCAGGTCAATACGATGCTCTTGATTCGACTCGACGTTATGTATGGAATGAAGAAGTTCAATCATTTACTAAAGTTGATGATAGCTTTGCATACTTACTTACTGACTGTTTAGCGTAAAGGTTAGTAATGTTCTCTTGTCTTGACGATCATGGCCATATCCTACTTGCAGAGCGAATCGATGCAGATGAAAAAGCAATCGAAGATCTCTCACGTCAAGCAAAAGAACAACCTCCACTCCTTGCCAAAATGACGAAGGCTAGGATTAAGGAACTTAAAGCGGAGAAGAGAGCCGCGGATCAATTTGGAACTGTCTATAAAAAAGCGACTCGTCGTCTTATGGATTCTCTAAAAGATTCGATCGATCAATCTTCTCCTGAAGCTCTCTTGTCTTTACCCAAGGATCAACTCATTGAATTAATCCTATCGGGCGGTCTTGCTGAATCAGTGGAAGACTTCATTGATCAACAAGACAAAATGTTAAAGGCTATCAATGAATCGCTCTCTATTGTAGAGCCTACATGGACGCCTTTATTTATTAAAACGGAAGTCGACTCCATCCGAACCTTAACAGTGCAAAACGTCTTTGATGATATCGTCGTCCCAACTGTGACGAAGAATGTTAAGGAATCATTGTTATCGATGGTAGTCGATACTCCTCCTTCTCTTGCGATCTCCAACCTAGCTCTAACTTTAGAGAAGGGAGCGGGAACCCTGCAAACGGAAGTCAGAACGAAGATCTCTCAGTTTGGAAGATCCGTTAATATGATCGCCGCCGATTCGGTTGGACTTGATCACTATCTTTATACAGGCCCTAGGGATGGAATCACTAGAAGCTTTTGTCGTCCTTTAGTTGATAAGGTTGTAGATAAGACCCAACTAAGTAAACTAAACAATGGACAAGGTTTATCAGTTCGGACTTCTGGAGGAGGATATAATTGTCGTCACTCTTGGAGTCCTGTAACTGAATCATTTGTAAAAGCTGCAGGTCTTGATAAGGCCACGGCTTCCGATATCTCCAAAGCCAACACAGGAGGAAAGCGATGAAGAAAGCAATACTCAATAAGACTTATCTCTTTGAATGGAACGCTCCGAATCCAATCAATGGAACTCCTGTCTTGACTATCAATTCAACAAACTACAACTTTAGTCAAACAAGGGCGGCCGCTTCAGTCTCTGCGATTGGGAATGATCGAAGGACATTGACCATTGATAACCAAGCGGTCGGACTCCAAAGAGATCAGATCAAAGGATTCTTAATTACAAGTGGAGACACTTACTACTCAATTAATATCAATCGAGTTGTAGGAACTACCGCGATCTTATCCGAGCCACTTCCAAGGGATATCGACTTGACCTCTGCGGCTTCCTTGGAGTTCGCACTATGGACGACTTCCATAGATTCATCTGAAGCCGTTTTAACGACTGCGAATACTTATGCGTACGTCATCAATTATACAGGCGATCTAGGAGCGAATAATCATTCTAAGCAAGAGAAGGGATTATTCAAGTCAACACCTCGTCCATTCTCAACAGGATTGTCTCACGATGATCTAGTTCAAATCTTCGCTCCTCTTGCTGATATGGTCCCAAGAAGACAGTCCGACTTCTCCAATCAAATCGAAGCCGCTCAAGATGAACTCATCATGCAAATCCGAGATATCGTCTTGACTCAAAACGCAACCGAAGACGAAGTGTTCAATCCAGAACAATTCCGACTTGCTCATGCTTACTGTACAGCCGCTCTCATCTATGAACAAAATCTTCAAATGGATGTTGCTTCTCAAATGAGAACGAGATGTTCTGAGTTGATGGAGATCGCTCTTCGATCCTTAGCTTTAGATTTGGATGGAGATGGAGTTGTAGATGATGGAGAACTTGACTTAAGAGAAAGCGGAGGAAGAACAACAGACTTCCGAGCTTCATGGTCTAACTATGTCCGATCTTCAAACGATGCCTTCTTCACTTCATCAAGAGGGATGAGACACTAAGAAAGGAGTCCATAATGGGTAAGGTAAAGTTAAAATTTCCAAAGCACTTATGGACGAAAAAAGATACGATGAGACTCGCGATGAATACGCTTGCATCAATCAAACTTAGAACATCTAAAGGACTCGATGCGGATGGACAGTCTTTCCAAGGTTATTCTACTAATCCCATTTACATTCCCATCGATAAGGGAACGGGGGCAAGGTTGAAACCCAAAGGAGGAAGAACAAGCCGAACGGGTAACTCTGTATTTTATGAAGAGGGTTATCAACAGTATAAAGAAGAGTCTCGAAAGCGGGGCGGTCCAGATGATTCCGCAGAAGTTGATCTCGTTTTAAGCGGGGCCTTGATGAATAATCTAGTCATCCTCCAAACGACTCAAACAAAGTTTACCATTGGATTAACTTCTCACGTCCAACATTATGGATACTATGTCAATGAGAAGCGGGAGTATATTGGACTCTCATCTAAAGACGTTGATATTCTCAACATGACAGTACAAGAAGAGATTAAACGCAAGTTTGATAAGGAGTCTAAGAAATGAGTCAAGGAATATTCAAGAGTCTTGAGAAGTTAGAGGACATGATCCAATCGATCACACCTAAAACGGATTCTCATCAAAGCTTTGTCGCAATCCAAACAGGGAACGGAAGAACTCTTCCTCTTGATCAACGTCCAAACTCAAACCGATATTTTGAAGTGGAGACGATCACCTTTGCGGAGGATGATGGACTTGCAGGATTAAGTGGAAGGAAGCGAACGTCTTTAGAGTTAAGAGTTCGTTATGACATACCCAACGATATCGGATTCCTAAAAAGATTAATCAATGAAGACGCTTCTAAATTGATTGATACTTTGAAAGGACCTAACTATGATTTATCTACTACAGGAATCGTATCAGTGATTCCTGGAGTACCATCAACAGAACCTCTTGCGGATGTGAATGGAGAACTCTTTGGATTCGTCCTTCTTGTCCCTTTCGATTTACTTTACTTGGAGAACTAAATGAGTGTTACACATCGATCTCTTTCAATCGCTCCTGAAGGATCAAACTTCGGATCTCTCGCTGCTTCAACGGGCCTTCCATCTACTTTGGGCCTTGCTTTTATTTCTATTCCTTGCGAACGGGACCCGATTGTTATTTATGGGGAACCCATCGCAAGCGAACGCACCGACGCAAGAGATGGATCTTATGGTCTACCTCCAGAACCCGATACCGTTTTTTCTTCAGGTTCTCGTGTTCGTCGTCGTACTGGACAAGTTAATCTCAGATTAGACTTAACTTCAATCGGAGACACTGCAGACAACTATGATACTAACTATCTAGGTTATTTACTTGGAGCGGGCTTCCAAACTGCAAAGCATACAATTACAGACGACACTCCAAGTGCAGTGGGTGGCAATAATCTATTCACTCCAACTTTAACGAATACCGATTATTCTATTGGGGCTTTACTAGGTTGTAATATTGCAGGAAGAGCAGAGTATACTGCAGTCACTGACAATGATGAGAGTGGAGACATTGCGATCTCTCCTGCTTTGTCTAACTTGCAAACATCAACAACTCTTCGCGCTCTTCAAACATGGTATCCAGGAAGCCGAGATCAAACAGGAAACAAAGTTGATTCAGTTGCTTTCCAAGTACAAGGAGTAGACTTCTTAACTAATTGTTTTGGATGTGTACTTGAGACTGTATCGATCTCTCTTGATAACGGTCGAGTGATGGCGGATCTTACTTATCAGTCCGCTTGTATCCAAGATGATCATGGTAGCGCGGTCGCTCCTGTTGAACCAACTTATAACGCGGGATCTCCTCCATTCTTTAGAGGATCTTACGTTGTAGTCTCTACGACTTCTCCAACTAGTCTTACGAATGCGACTGCAGGAGATAAGCTTGCGAGAACAGCTCTTGATTGTGAAGACTTCACTTTGACGATCACTAATACATTGACTCCTTTAGGTCATTCCAACTCCATCCTCGCGATGTCTGAGATGGAGATTAGTGACGTAGACGTGGAATTAACATTGACCCTTTCTTCTCCATCTACTACTTTGAACAGCGATTACTTTAATCGGAAGATTCGTCAAGTCTTAGTTGGGACGGGTCCAGTTGATAATGGGAAGGGATGTGCATTCATGATTCCCGCGGCTTATCTAACAAACGATCCTTCTCAATATGACGTAAGCGGAAATGATATCGTCCGTCAAACACTAACATATAAACAAAGTCGATTCGGTGGAGATCTCTCCGAAGCGGGAGCGGGTAATTCTCCTGTACGAATTGGACTCGGAGTCTAAACATGGCTATCTCTTTCTTAACTAGTACAAACATTGAGATCGATGTGTATCTCACTTTTGATCCATCCGTTGAATTGACAGATGAACAAAGATCAACCTACCTATCCAACGGAATCATGGAAGGTACAGTTAAGGAAGACGCTACCAAGTTTACGATCAAAGCCTTGTCTCCATCCGATCGCGAAGAAGCGGAAGTCAGAGCGGGATCATATACTCGAAGTGAACTTGGAAGAATGCTTTGGATTGAGTGTCCTGATGATGACAAAGAAAAAGGTAAATGGCATCACGCTTTAGATAATGAAGAGCGGGAAGCTTATGGATCTTATCAAGCATATATCAATCGAGTTTATCTTGAGATGATTAGATCGTCCTTAGTCTCCATCAACGGAGAGGAAGCGTCCATCGATACGATCCAAGCGATTCGTCCAGAATCCCATAGAATCCAAACGATCACAGAGCTAGTTCTTCACATCCAAAGATTAAGCCTTGTTGGTGATTCGGGAAAATAGCACTCGCCTCCTCCGTTTGGATTCCATACAGTGGGGGCCGCTCTTGGTCTTGTGATCAATGCAAATCTAAAAAAGGATTGCGTCGACTTCGTGGGAATTGCGGTGGACCTTTCCAAGTAGGACTCCCCTTGTCTGATACAGATGATCAAGGTCGTTTTATGAATGGATATCGAATCGCTCCAAACTGCGGAGAAGGATACTCAGATCTAAAAGTTCGGTCTTGTCCTATTGCCGATATGAATAAACTCGCTCCGATCATCACGGCTTATCATAGACACCGAAAAGGACTATTGACTTTAACGCAATCTTTTAAAAGTCCATCGTGTGCAATCGTAGAAGCCTATGATATATTAGAAAACAATACAGAAGAAATGATCCGACGCTCTCAAGAGCAGAAATTAAAGGAGATTAGTAATGGCTCAAACTCAAGTTGAAATTGAAGTTGAATTAAGCGGATCGGGTAAAGTTGAGAAAGGTCTGAAAAAGATCGAAGGAGGACTAGAGGGATTAGGGGAGACAGGATCCAAATTAACATCCGCCTTAGGGTCAACTAATGCAAAGCTTGGAGAAGGGTTGGAGTCCGTTTCTGGAACGGTTGGGGAAGTTCGTTCTGCTTTCGGGGGCTTGGGTTCAGCAATTACAACTTTAGGACAAACAGGATCAAAGGGATTCACTGCAATGCTGGGACCCTTAGGTCTTTTAATTAGTGCGGGTCTTGCAGTATATGAAACATTTAGATTAATAACAGGAGCCACACAAGAAGCGGAAGAAGCGGAAGCAGCGATGGCCGCCGCTGCATCGGATCTTGAGTCCAAGCTTGAATCGTTAGCAGAGAAAGGAGTCATCCTTTCAACTAAAGAACTTCTTAAGTTTAGTCAAGCGGTCCTTGAGTCCCAACTTGGAAAGGAAGCAATCCAAGAAGCTTTAACGAAACAAAAGAAAACATTTCAAGCGGTCGCGGATGCTCAAAGAGAACTTAATCGATTGACTGAAATATCTACTAATGTTGAGAAAGAAAACTTTAGAGCGAGGATGGAAGCTCTTGCAGGGTTGACACAAGCTAGAACTAAACTTGCAGAAGCAATTAAAAAGGAAGAGAAGGCTCTTGCAAATCTTAGTGCAGAACAAACCAAGGTATCTGAAAAACTTAAACGAGCAGGAAAGCTGGAGGAGGAACATGAGAAGAGAGGAACGGATCAACTAAGAAATGATGCTCTTAAACTCTTGAATCTTGAAAAAGAAATTAAGTTGATCGACGTCCGCGAAGTCACACTTGATAAAACTGAAGGTCGATTAAGAAGGCTCGGAGAAGTCGAAGCTCAATACTTAGAGACAAAGGAGAAGCTAGAGGACGCGAATCGTAAAGAGATCAAGAGCATGATCGCAGGGATGAAGGAAAGAAACAAAGGGATCAATGAAGCTTTCGTAGCAAGGAAGAAGAATCAAGAAGCTATCGATAATCTTTACTCTACAACGATTACAGAAAAAGAAGTTGAACAGTATGAATCATCCAGAAAGATCTTAGCTGCTAAACGAAAGACAGAACGAGAGCAACGCTTTAGAAAAGAAGTGGCTCTCCAAGCAAGGATCCAACAAATAGAAATCAAGATGACGAAGAGTGGAATCGATCAAGCCTTTGCACTTGAGAGCGCTCAACATGAAGCAACTTTAAAACTAATAAAAAAGAATAGTTTAGAAGAGCAACTAGAGGAGAAGCGTCACGAGCTTGCACTAAGGACAATCGCAACACGAGCAAGAAAAGAAGATGATGCAGATAGAGAACTTGAACTCCAAGAGATCCAAGGTCAACATTTAAAACGAGTTGAGATGGAATATACTCTCGCTCAAAAGATGCTAGAAGCTAAGACCCAAGGTCAAGGATTTGGGACCGAACTAGAGAAGATCCAATTTGAATCCGATCAAGAGCTTGCTCTTCTTCAGTTACAGTATGATCAAGAGATTGAGATGGCTAAGATCAAAGGAGAGGAGCTTATATCGATTCAAGAAAGATTCGCTCTTGATCGTCTAGCAATTACGAAACAATCTACTCAAGAGCAAGCGGAGATCCTCTCTGACTACTTCGCGGAATACTCGGAAGGATTTGCACAGGCGGGCTTTAATGCTCTGTTCTTTGGAGAGTCTTTCCAAGAAGCTACCTCTCAAGTCCTTAAGGCTCTTGCTCAACAGGCGGTAAGTCAATCGGTAATGAAAGCCGCGGAAGGATTTGGACTTCTTGCCATGGGTCTTCCTGGATCCGCTCTTGCTTTCAAATCTTCCGCACTCTTTGCGGCGGCGGCAAGTGTCGCGGGTGTAGCATCGAATGCTCTTGGAGGAGGAGGGGCCGCTCAGACAGGAGCGTCTCCATCGGGTCAACCTTCAACAGCTCCAACACCTGAGAGAGAACAAGTAACTAATGACTCGATGGTCTTTAATATTAACTTTGGAGGAGCGGTCGTATATGATACGAAAAAAGCCGCGGAGCAAGCCTTAGCGGATCGTCTAGTATCAATCATCAATACTCCTCGAAGGGGAGCCGTTCAATTTAACAGGAGATAAGAATGCCATTAAACAACCCATCCCCTAACTTCGCTCTTCTCTCCTCCTTTAATGCTAGGACTTGGAGCGGGGTCAATGTCTTCGATCGTGGATCCAATAATGTCACTCTTCCTACCTTTGCGATTGGGGAGGGGATTTATGAAGATGCGATCTCCTTTCTGAATGGACGCGGCAGTGAATCAGGTTTTGCAATGTCTGACCTGCTTCAAACCTCTTCCAACTTTGGTACAAATTGGTCAATCACTATCAATTCAAGTGATAAAGTTTTAATCAGTTGTGATGATAGCTTCAAGGTAAGATTGAAAGATGGTGATGATATTCTCGGAGTAGGGTCTTCTACTTATGGAACAGCTGGAACGTCTTTCACATCTCCAAATGATTGGACCCGTGGCAGTAATTTAAAAGATTCACAATATGAATTTCAGAATGCTGCAGGTTCAACTGCCTTTTCTTTTGACATTACAGGCAAGCTAAATGTTCAAGATTTGATTGTTGCTATTAGAGAGCGTGGGACTACAAGTGACATTGATGATGTGAACACATCCAATAATCTTGAAAAGCTGGACTTAAATGTAAACACTGCAAGCAACTATATCAAATGGTACCTTAATGATAATGGTCATGTTGAATGTATGTATTTCAGTGCCATTGATGATGTAGCTTGGGTGTCGACTACTTTTAGAGATCGGCTTGGATTTAGCGGAAGCGAGTCTCCAAGTGGAACACTAATCAAGACTTTAACTGCGGATCATCCTTTACCTGGATCACTCTTTCCATCTCGTCCATATCAAAGACACCATCTTCAAACTGATACAATAACCCAAGCACGTCGAAAGATTGGAGGAGGATATACATCTAACTTTGTTGGGTCTTATATTCAATCCATCCTTGATTTTGATTTAGACGCTCTCTTGGATGAGAAGGATTTGTATAGACACTTTACTAATAACTTTGTTGGATACATTCCAAGCGGAGAGCGGATTAACTTCTATCAAGGATGGGGAGACAGTCGAAGGGCCTTGATCACTTCGGGCATCGATTTCTCTCAACCTGCTTACGATCTTCTCTACACTTCGGAAGACAATGGAGATCAAGGTAGAATCAGAGCTTCTATCGTAAACAATGGGATGATCTCTCTTGCATATCCAAATCGATTAAGAAGACGCGTCCCTGTATCCATGACTTTGGAGCATCTATAAATGGGAAATACATATACAACTCCTCCGACCGTTCCAGATACAGGGGACTTAATCGCGGGTAAGATCATCAAGACAGAATCAATCGAGAGGATGGGGAACCTGTCTAACTATCTCCATGCTTATGGAGGGACATCAACTTGTATCTCTCAAGCCTTCGATCAGAACACTTGCGTCACTGCGTCTACTTCCTTTGTTGATCTCTGTAGATGGAGGATCCCGATCCCTTCCAATGATCATACGACTATTGACTTCCATGTAAACGCCAAAGTGACTACAACAGGAACGGGAACGATCAAGTTTACTTTGACCGATGGAAACTCCGTTGCTCAAGGAGACTCCTCCATATCGATTACTAGCATGTCGATGGGTCTTGCGACTGTATCCCATTCCTTCTCCTCTGCGACTACTTCCGATTATATTGATATCGTTATGAGTGGAAAAGTGGCCACGGGATCAACCTATGATTTAGATATTCAAATAGTCGCGGCTCGCTTCCTTCCATTATCTTCTCCTTTGTCTTCAGGGGCAACGGCCCAAGGAACTGATAAGATCACCCCGTTTGGATTGGGTCGGTTAGCTGCTAACTATCCTTTGACATCAAGAGCTGGCGTTCAATGGAGAACAAACATCCAAACTATGAGAAGTCGAAAGCGTCCTCTCTTGTCATGGAGTGGAATCGAGAATCCTTCTTCAGTGTTTACAGGAAGAGGAGGAGGACCCAAATCTCTTGGAATCGGAGACGCTCAATTCCTCCAGAATCAAAGTCCGCTCTTTGTCGGAGGAGGGGCCTTAACTCTTTATGTTTACGTTGTCGATATAAGCGGGACTAAGAAATTCTCATTTATGGGTAGGGTCTTCTCTGTATCTTCCGATGGATGGAACGAGTTCTCCTTCTTCCCAAATCTTGGAAACATGAGTTTAGAATCTTCTCTTTTTGGATTACCTCTTTATAAACTCGTCCCTACTTTATATACTGAATCCGACACTCTCCTAGATTCTTATGAAAGACTCGCAGTTGCTAACAGTCTTCCAAGAATCACAGCTTTATCAGTTTGGAGTAATTGATGTTAGTACCTACAAGCTTTCAACCTTTGACGAGTGAAGAGTCCGTGTACATGGGCGTGACTGTAATGGGTGGAGTAGTCAATCAATTTACTCAAGCGATGGTCCAGATGTCGCACTGTAAGTTCCTTGGATTCGCAAACTATACGATCGCTAAACCGACGAGTGGATTCTTAGGTCTATTTATTGATACGAATTGGAGCGGGATCGCAACGGGATTGAACAAGACTAATAAGTTTTATTCTTTCTTATATGGATCAACTCCAATATCAGAATGGATCGGAGTAGTCTTTCAATATGCAGCAACGAAAGAAAGCTCAAACAACTCTCCTAGAATCACATTCAGAATAAAAGATTTGAGCGGGACGATCTTATCCAAAGCGGTCCTCTTTACTTATCCCGAGTTCTTAGAGATGACTATAGATGGAACTCTCGATACTCCATTCACAGCTTCAACAGGAGGGACTTTCTATGATCCTCCAAGCGGAACAAGTGGGACAGATGCTCCGCGGCCTTTATATATCCCTTCAAGTAATCGAGGGGATATGCTCCTCTTTGAAGTTGAAGTTGAAGATTGTGACCTAGTCTCAGTCTCATTCTTTGATCTATATCAAGCGGAGATCACACCATGATTGATTATGATTTCGGGCGGCGTGTCTTTGTTCTAGAGATTGGAGGACTATCGATTCGATATGTATCTTCCAATGTCGATATCTCGACTTCTAATCTTGACGCAAATCTTACAACAGGAGTTCCCTTCGTAAACAAGGAGGGAATCGTTGGGGTAGGAGCGTATCAAGCGTCGATCGATCCCGCGGGTGGAATAGCTAACTACTCTCCTTTAACAGTCTCCTTATCTATTGATCGATTCAGAGGAGATACAACGGATCCCCATGTAATCTTTGGACGATGTGGACCGAGAGCAACCGACGTTGCGAAAGCTCAAATCTCAACGAACATCCTTCACAATGATTCCACTAAAACGATTACAGTTGATCAAGACTTTACATCATTGTCTTATCCTAGGGTCATGCACATTGGAGCGGAAACCGTCCGAGTATCTGGAGCGACTTCAAGTACTCTTACTATTTCCAATAGAGGAGTTGGACGAACGCCGATCCAAACTCACACAACAACAGTCGGAGGAACGAATGTCCCTGAAGTCTTCACAGAGATAGTCACCTTTAGAGGACGCAAGGCATCTCTCTATATGGGACAGATGAATCCCGATGGATATGTTGAATCATTTACAGAGATCATCAATGGTATTATCGAATCAAGTCCAACGATCGACGAGTCCGCGATCTCTTTGTCTTTAGTTCCTTTGACTTCCTTAATTGATAATGAATTATCTGAGATCGCTTTAGAGACTAGTCTTGTCCAGAACTATCATAATTATGATGATGGGAACGGATCGAAGTTGGAGTATGGAGTAGTCTGCTTTGATAGTCCTACTTTTCTTTTGCGTGGAGGGACGAGCGGATCAGGGACTTTGACTTACGCTACAAATTGGAGTCAAACTATGCCCCCCGATCTAGCAACAACCTTTGATCCAACTCTTCCTCCATCGGATCAAGGGACTTATTATATCCATCCAAGATATCCCGAATTGATAAACTCGGAAGGACGACTCTTTCCCGAATCGATGGGAGCGACGAGTCTTACTTTTGATAATACTAATACTACTTATAATAGTTTAGTTCCTCATTCGACAGAGACTTTCCCTGTTAAAGTTAGGACTCCAAGAGGAGAGATCAAATCGTTTAAGATTGCTTCAGGTGTTCAAAGATTCCCATCGATCATCAACGATACTTTAGACGCGGGAACAAATGGGACAGCTCTTGGAACCTTGGGAGCCTTCGCAGATTGGAAGATCTCGGATGATAGCTCTTTGATGTTTAAATCTAATGTCAATTCAGATACTGCAGCAAGTGGCCTTGCTTTCTTCTCATCGAGACAAGCTAAGGAGATGATGGAGGGAGTTTATGAATATCCTCCTCTTCACATTTGGAACGAGTCAACAGTCGGAATATATCCAACACAGAATCTTGAAAGATTGTTTTATCCAATCCATGTTTATCCTGGAGAGCAGCTTGGATCCGATCCCATAATTCAAGAGGGGACACTTGAAGAGATCCATTCTTCGATCAAGTATGCTTTCCTAGGGATTCCCGATTTGAAAGATCAGAGTCGGAAAGTTCCCGCTCAAGTTGCGAAGGCTTATTATCAAAATGGAGAGTCTACGATCCTAGTTAAAGATAACTTAGGACTTCCAACTTCTCCAACAACAGGAGTGACCTACGACTTGGAAGTAGTTTACTTTGATCGATACCTCCAAGAAGAGTCTACTCAATCCTTTCCTTTAACTCATCAAACAACGGCTTCCTTTAGCGGGAGCGACATTGGGTATATCCTCCACATTCAAGAGCCGTTCGCATCTTCGATCCGTTCTTCGTTTGGAGATTGGGAAGGATACGAACCAACAAAGATGTATCTAACAAGTCGGATTAACTTTGCGACTCCAGGGCAAGCAATCCTTAAGATCCTCCAAGCAGGAGGAGGAGATTCGGTTAATGGTCCTTATGATACATCATCGATCGGACTCAATCTCTCTCAACTTGAAATCGACATTCAATCATTCTTACAATATGAATCCATCCCTAATCTAGTGATCAACTTAGACTTGAGAGGACAAGGAACTAACCTTCGATCCGCTTTGACTCCTCTCCTCCAAGCTATGGGAGCTGTCTTAGTTATGAGACGGAATCGAGATGGACGTTCCAAGATTGCTCTCCAACCATTGGGGATGGATCAAACTTCCGCGGCCGCGATCTCGATTGATCAAGGCGATTGGCTAACCGATGATCCTCCAACGTGGGACACTTACGAAGATATTATAAGCCAAGTCGAAGTCAACTTTGATTTTGATGTAAGAGAACAAAAGCTAAGAACTAAAAGAATCTTTAATAACCAAGAAGCGATTAACCGATATGGTGGAGAAAAGTCTAAACTCACTCTTGATTTATTCGGGATATCATCCAATCAGATTGGATCAACAGGAGGAGACTCCTTTTCATTCTTCCTTCCTGTCGTGTCTCGGATCTTCAACTTATTATCCAATCCCCTTCGGACTTGGAGAGGATCGATTGGGACGGGTCAAAGTGCCTTGATTGATATTGGTCGATATGCTCTTGTGTCTTCAGATCGTCTCAAAGGATACAGTCCTGAATACGGAGTTGAGAATGGAGTTGGATTGATTCGCTCCATACGTCAAGAGCTTATGGGCGAAGGTTGTGAATTGGAGATCTTGACCACTGGATCAAATACAGCAGGATGGAACGACTCCGCTCTTGTCCTCTCCATGCCATCGACAACAACAGTCACGATCGATCAAGATGTTTTCTCTAATACTAATATTCTTGGAGAGAGTGTTAAAGACTCAAGCTTCTTCAAAGTAGACGACGTTGTTGATTATGTTCTGGAGGGACACCATGATTCATCGATTACAGGATTGACGATTCAGTCCATCGTAGACAATGGGACTACTGCTACGATTACCTTTACAGGAACGCATGGAATCGTCGCAAGTGGAGGAACTCTTGAACCAACGATCTACACTTCCGCAGTCGCAGATCAAAAACTAGACGCTTATATCTCTAACGCTTCGGGAATCCTTGGGGCTTCCGATAATGGAAAGGAACTCGCTTAAATGAGTAAGTACACTAAAAGACAACTCGAAGACCAACTTGATCTCTTAGAACATGAGAATCGAAGATACAGAAGAGCAATGAATCAAATCTGTATTGATATCGATAAGACCGTTGAGATCAATGTGAATGTAAATATAGATCGTAAAGTTCGTCCAAATGAAAGAGTCTTGAACGCGATCAAAAGAAGTGAAGCGGAATGGGAGAAGAATGTAACCGAGCCTAATGGAGGAGGAGATTGGAGACAGATCAATCTTTATATTAAATCTTTGGATGGTCTTGGATGGACTTGGGAAGATGACTATGTAAAGAATGGGCAGTTCGCGTGGTGCGGGGCCTTCGCTTCTTTCGTTTATGGAGATGAAGTTAATCTCAATGTAAGAAAGAATACTTTTCCTTCTTGCTATCGAATGAGTAGAGATTGGACTAGCTCATCAAGAGTACAGTCTAAAGAGTCCATCCTTCCTGGAGATATCATTACGGTCTATACTTCAGATGATCAATCTCCATCATATGGAAATCATATTGTAATTGCATTGAGTCAACCCAACGATCAAGGAGATTTCCATACGATCGAAGGGAATGCCCATGGGGTAGGACCTGATCAAACATGGAGAGAAGGAGTTTCCAAACGAACTCGGAATCTTTCTCATGTCGCTCGTGTTTATCGATTGATCGATGAGGATTACAATGGATAAAAAAAGGACTATGCTCCAACGAATGGGAGGACGAAAAGCGATGGCGTTTTATGCGACCTTGCTCTCCCTTTTTATTCTTGCAATAATGAACAAAGCACACGCAGAGATTATCTCTGCAATCGATTCTCTCTTCTTAATCTTCGCAGGTGCTAACGTCGCCAAAGGAAGAGAACAAACTGATCCTAAGGAGGATACCAAATGAGTTTAAACGTACAAGATCCAATCATCGCAGGTTCTCTAAGAGCTGTCTATAATGCTTCGTCTGTAAACGACACCGACTGGCATGATCTCTCATCATCTGATTTTATCAATACTGTTACGGGATCGGCTTTAGCTGCAGGATTATCCTTTGCTTTTTTAGCGGTAGTCAATAAAGGAAGTAGTCTAGCTTATATTAAATATAGAGCAAGAACGGCGGCGGGAGATGCGGTGACGAATGAGATCCCAATCGACTATTATTATTCGGATGATGTAGGGACTATTAATACTAATGTTTCAACTATCGCGTATAAGAAGAATGCAGGATCAGACACATTCTACTTAATCGCGGGATTCTCAAAATAAAGGAGTGACTTATGAGTTTAGATATTAGACCAAATCCATCTGCATCCGCGGGCGGTATCACGGGCGGATTAACTTACAAAGGATCTTATGACGCAGCTCTCCAAACTCCAAACTTAACGAGTTCAAAAAAAGGAGACTTTTATATCGTAAGTGACGCGGGGTCTTTGGATGGAGTTGCTTTAAATACAGGAGATCATATTGTATTTAATCAAGATGCTTCATCTCCGATCACTTCCGCAATGTTTGACGTAATCGATAACACCGATGCAGTCGCAAGCGTGAATACTAAAACGGGAGTTGTTGTACTTAATACAGATGATATCAGTGAAGGAAGTAATCTTTATTTTACAAGTGGACGTGCATATGTTGCGGCGGACGCTCGTATTGGAGCCGCAGACTTAACTGATCTTAACGATGTAAGTTATACTGCAGGCCCTGGAATCGATAACTTTGTTTTAACTTATGATAACGCGTCGAACTCTTGGGGAGCGGAAGCATCAGGAGCGGCCCCTGTTTCGTCTGTGAATACGCAAACGGGAGCGGTCGTCTTAGACTCGGATGATATCGCGGAGGGTACAACGAATCTCTACTATACGAACGCACGTTTTGATACTCGATTTGATACCCAACTAGGAACGAAAGATACAGGAGATCTCGCCGAAGGATCGAATCTTTATTACACGAATGCACGTTTCGACACTCAACTAGGAACTAAAGACACGGATGATGTAAGCGAAGGAACGAGTAATCTTTATTATACGAATGCACGTTTCGACACTCAACTTGGAACGAAGGATACAGGGGATCTTGCCGAAGGATCAAACCTGTATTATACGAACGCACGTTCTGACGCTCGTATAGCAGCTGCAAATCTAACTGATCTTAACGATGTAAGTTATACTGCAGGGGCGGGGATTGATAATTACGTCCTAACTTACAATCATGCAAACACTCGATGGGAAGCCGAAGCGGCTGCGGGAGGAGGAGGATCGGCTCCTGATACTACGACAGTCTCTCAAGGCACTGACTACACAATAAGCACATCGACAGGAATTGAAGAAGCTTTCTTTATCACACCCAGTGCAGACATTAACGTAAATTTACCAAGTGCGGTGACCGTTGGTGAAGGCTACAAGTATAATATAAAGAATCTTGCAAGTGGATTCTCATTGACAGTTGATGCAGATGGTACTCAAACAATAGATACTTCTCTCACTTATGTAATCAATAATCAATTTCAATCAATCACTATTATGAGTGACGGTGCAAACTGGTTTATCATATAAGGGGGTCTTATGTCTTATCTTACACATTCAAGTTACACTCCTAGATTCATTGAACTTTCACTTAGTGCAGATCAATCAATCTCTTCAGCAAGTGATACGACTGTTGATTTTGATACTATTAGAGGAGACGCGGGTCACGGTGTTTCACTGGTGGCAGGCGGTAACGGTCGAATCAGATTTTCTGCTAATAAACATTATTGGTGTTTTGGTACTGCTGCCATTGATCGTGACTCAACTTCAACAAATTATGATGCAAGTTTTTTTGATACATCAGGAACTGAGTTGACAGCAGAGCAAGGCAATTTTAAATCGAGTTGTGCAGTTGGGAATAATTCAGAATCAAGAATCAGTCAACTTGTGTTTAATCCAACTTCTCAGACTGATTATGATTTTAAAGTGACAGGAGAGACAGGGACTTTGATGTCTGATGGATCAACTTTAATTATTATAGAAATGAGTTAATATGTCATATTATCCTACGACCTCGCCGCTTGTCTGTATCTTTAATAATATAGGTCACGTTGAGGGTGCTTTGACTTCTTACGCAGAATTTACGACATCCCTATTTGAAGGCTATATTGATTCTAGTGACAATACAGTTTTAAAATCTCCTTTTCCTTTAACAATAAGCGGTGATCTTCGTTATACTTTTTCAGGAAGTGGAGGATTAAGGTCACTTGCTTATTTTGAAATTGATGGAACAGATACAAGTTATAAAGGAAGCAATCGAACAGGAGGAGCAAGCGGATCCCTAGGAATCTCACCAGAAATTTTCTTTGTAAAAACTGAGAGTAATCAAGAAATAAAACTTGAACTTAAAAAAGCCTCAGGTGTTGGGACGACTTATACAACTGATTACTCAAGAGTTATAGGAGTAGTAAAGTGACAGCATTATCCAAGAAAAGTTCTGGTGTTAATTCAATGGTTATCATTGGGAAAAATGCGGTTAATGTAAGCGGTACAGTATACGCACATTTTGATCGTACTGAATTGATAAGCGGCTTTGGTGTATCCTCTTCTAATAATTATCAATTTACATTAGACAATACTTTAGGAAAGTCTTTTATTTTGCAAGGGGGAACATCAGTTGACACTATAAGCGGAATTGTAGATTTAAAATATCGTTGGTATGATGAAACAAACTCTCAATTCATTGGGTCTGCCGCTCTTCTAAGAAGTTCTAGTGTTGGTGGAACATATGGAAATCTGAATCCCCCATATCGTCAAGATGCTGTTGCTGTTATTCTTTCTTCTGATTTTGGCGGATCAGACATTACAGTATCTTTAAGAGTCATTTCAACGGGGGCAGGTACTCCAAGATATACATGGGAACCGAACGGCTTTGAAGCATATGCAGGTATTCCATCTTTGACTGTTTTAAGGACATAGGATCATCATGTTCAATATCAAACTAGATTTTAAAGACGTATCAGAGATCCTTCAATCTCCCATCGGGATCTCCCTCGTCTCCATTGTCCTCTCTCTGATCTTCGTCTTGATTGGGATGTCCCTTGGGTCCTCCTCTAAAGAGAGTGTATGTCGAGAGGAATTGATCTTGATGAAACTCCAAGAAAAGCAAATCGGAGATCTTGAGATTGAATACTCGAAGTGTATTAATGAAGGTCAGACCTCCTGTATCGAAAGAGAACAGAGAATCTGTCGTCAAGAGAAGGAAGAGATCAAAGAGAATTGTAATAAGCTAATGGAGGACATCTTCAAGGTCGGAGGAAAGAATGATTAATCTCGTCATTCCTTTTATCTTTCAACTCGGATTCGCGACGATCTCCTTGGATGATGGACACAAGATCAGATCATCTTATGTAAGAAGTGGGACTGTCTCTCCTTCTTCAGGGTTCCTTATATCGATCGGAGATATGTCTGACATCCAGACTTCCTTACATGGAAACTCTTGCTTGATTCGTGTAAGTGAAATCAAGTCTCGCTTTGAATTGGAAGTCAAGTCAACAGTCGATCGATGCGATAAACGTCTTGATGTTTTTAGAAAGTCTCTTGACGAATCCCAACTCTTGAATAAGAATCTACAACTCGAATTAAAAAAAGAACGGTCTGAGTATCAAAAATTACTTATCGGATCAATCGTCGTAACGACTGTTCTTACTGCGACGGTTTTCGCTATACGTTAAAGAGTTGTATCATGCAAAACGAAATCATGGGAAGAGTGGCCTTCGCTGCTCAATACGCTAAACCTACCCCGAACGGAAGAGAGTCATGGGAGGATGCTGTTGATCGTGTCGCTACCATGCACAAAAAGAAATACCCTGAAGAGGAAGATCGGATCGATTGGGCTTTTGGTCTAGTCAAAGATAAAAGAGTTGTACCTTCTCAACGGTCTACTCAATTCGGAGGAGACGCGATTGAGCGAAGGAACATGAGAATATATAACTGTACTTTCTCCCCTGCAGATCGCCCTCGTTTCTTTAGTGAAATGTTTTGGCTTCTTCTGTGCGGGTGCGGGACGGGATTCTCTGTACGTCATTCTGATATCTCCAAACTTCCAAGAGTGATTATCAGGAACGCTTATCTTAATCGAAGATCTGCGAAGTATGTAGTCCAAGATTCGATCGAAGGATGGGCGGAAGCTCTCCAAGCTTTGATCGATTCTTATTTCTTCATTGACTACTTTGATCACTCTTATGATTATGAACTTGAGTTTGACTTCTCCAAGGTCCGTCCAAAGGGATCATTGATCTCATCGGGTGGAGTCGCTCCAGGGCCTGCTCCTTTAGAAGCGTGTTTGGATAGTATCAAGAAGATCCTTCATTCAAGATTCGGTCAACGCCTTCGCTCAATCGATGTCTTAGATGTATGTATGGAATTGAGTGCAGCAGTCCTTAGTGGAGGAGTAAGACGCTCTGCTTCGATCTGTTTATTCGATAATGATGATCAGCTTATGTTGAAAGCTAAAACGGGGGAATGGTGGAAGTTCGCACCGAATCGAGCTTATGCAAATATATCCGCGACTGTTCCAACGGATGGAAGCGAAACAAAGAGCATGATCAATCGAGTCGTAAAACTGAATCGAGATTGGGGAGAACCTGGAGTCTACTTTGCGGACTCTCCAGACTTTGGAACTAATCCATGCTGCGAGATTGGACTGTATCCATACTTCGTCCAAAGTGCTTTTGGTACTCATCAAAAAGATCTTCCTTTAAGCATCACTCGGAATCGTAAAAGACTAGAGATGGGAGGATGGATATGGAGGAGTGGATGGGCCGTTTGTAATTTAACTGAAATCAATATGGCAAAGAATAGAGGAGAGGAGGAGTTCTTTGAAGCTTGTCAAGCCGCTTCCTACATCGGAACCCTTCAGGCGGGATATACTGAAACCGGATATCTTGGAAGAGTATCGAAGACGATCATTGAACAAGAAGCTTTGATTGGTGTCTCCTTGACAGGGATGTACTCAAATCCTCTTTCCTTTACTCCCTCCATCCTCCGCGATGGAGCTGCTATCGTAGAGGACACGAATCGATTGACATCCAAACGGATCGGAATCAATTATGCATCTCGTATGACTTGCATTAAACCGAGCGGAAACACTTCGACAGTTTTAGGAACGTCTTCAGGTATCCATCCTTTTCATTCAGATCGATACATCCGAACCATCCGACTCTCCAAGGTGAATCCAATTTGGAATCTAATCAAAGAAGAGTTACCCGAATCGATTATTGATCTTGATGGAGATACAGGTATTGTCCAGTTTGCTTGTGTAGGAGAAGGAGTATGTCGAGATGAGTTGACTGCTCACGACTTCTTAGAGAACGTCGCTCTCGTTCAATCGAATTGGGTAGAGTATGGATCTTCAGACAGTCGAGTTGAAGGACTCTCTCACAATGTCTCTAATACTTGTACAGTGAAGGATGACGAATGGAACATGGTTTCCGATTGGCTTTGGAAGAATCGAAGATCTGTAAAGGGAGTCGCTCTCCTGTCGGATTATGGAGACACTGTTTATCAGAACGCACCGTATCAAACTGTGAAGGAGGGAACAAAGCAGGAAGAAGAATGGATCCGACTCTCCAAGATTGATTGGTCGAAAGTGGATCTAACTTCAGTTGGTGGAGGAAATGACGCACACCTAACAGGAGGATGCGATGGCCTTAAATGTGAACTCCCAACGAACGGGCAATCATAAAGAATGTTCCTCCTCCTGGAGTCGTGTTGATTGCATTCTCGTATTGATTGAAAGTCTTTTGATCGATCAACTCTTCGTTAAGTTGTTTTCTTAACATGATCATAGTCTCGCTCCAAGATCCTTCATAGTGGTAGCTCATGTCATGTATAAAGAAACAATAGTGAGCAAGGTCCTTATGCTTCGCAGGATCAAAGCAAGTCCCATAGAATGAATCATACAGGCCCGCTAAGACTTGGAGATCCGATTGATCCCATTCCTTGAATCCATTGAATCCGATATTCTTCTTTCCATCCTGTAGGAAGACTCGGATCGGATTGACTCCGAAAGCATAGAAGAGTGTAGAGAGTTGATCATAGGAGCATTGATTAAGCGGCTTGCTGCTCATTGTCTCCATAGCAACTAAAGCTTGATCAACGTCCGCTCCTTCCTTCTTAAGTTCTTCAATCGTTGTGTTGATGTTTGAGAAGTTGCGAAGGGGATTCGATGTAGATGGAGGATCGATAGGAGGAGGAGGAGGAGTCTCTAGTTTAGTTTTTTTTTTGGGAGGAGTTGAAGGCTTTGGAGGACGAGCGGATTCAACGGAAGCAAAGACAATACGATCTCGTTCCTCTTCATCTTGGATCATCACTTCGGCAAGTTCATCTGGAGAGCAAGCCTTTCCGACGACTTCAGGGAAGGCAAGTCGAAGAAGAGCAGTTAAAGCCCGCTTGTGCAGCATCACTCTAGGCATCTTCTGCCAAGAAGAGTGATTTAGTGCTCCTCTTAATCGAGCGTCTTCTAGAGTGTAAGTCCATGATTTGGGCTTCACATCGAATCCAAACTCTTTAGCCATCTCCAACTCATCACGACGTAAAGCAAAGACAGTGACTGAGTCTTCTGTGATCTCTTCCCAAATAGCTGCACATACTTTTTTTCCATCCTTGCCAACATATCGTCGGACAGCTCCCGCCATTGCATCCGCATTGAGAGCGGGCTTCCCGTGTAAGCAATAAGTTTGAGAAAGAGTAATCGGAATATTGAACTCAAATAAATGTCCAAATGTCAGAAAGCATTTTACATTGTCATTGAAGTCTCGGTCGGTTGATAGGTTTTGAATCATTTGTAATTGGGTATCGTTTAACATGGTCTTCTCTCCAGTATTGATTATTGGTTTGCTAAAATAGCGGATACAGTTTTAAGAGTCTTAAGATCTAAGTGTTTGATCTTGTCGGATTGTTTAGTGCGATTATGAAAAGAGTTGAACGCAATCGCAGCTGCTAGACCGATCACAATGAAGATCGGGGTCGCGTGTTTCTCTGAGAATGTTCGTCGGTCTTGTTTGGGTGCATACTTGATCATTTGATGTATTCCTCGAAGTCTGAAGTTGTAAAGGTGGATCCTGTCATATCGTTTAGGCTTGCACATAATAAGAAGAAGAATCTCTTAGGAGCTTTGCGTTTTCCGTTTAAGACAGTAGAGATATATGATTGAGAATATCCGCATTGATCCGCTAAATGTCTAAAGTTGTATCGCTCTTTCTTTAGAGCTTCTTTGATTTGATCGATCATCTTGATCTCCTTTCGTTGATGTATTGTTTGTACATTTATTTATTAACTATGTCAAACCCTTTTTTTAAATAAAATAAAAAAACATTTGAAAGAAGAATGAAAAACATATATAAGAGAAACACGAAAGGAGTTCACTATGAACGAATATAAACTGAGACTTCAAGTCTTAGCATCGGACTTAAAGCCAAATGAAAAAGTGATCATGTTCGCGATCATTATGAAAGTAGATTGGAATACATTCAAAGGACAAGTATCAGCAAGTCAACTTGTAGAGATGACTGGATTCTCTCTTCCGACTGTTAAACGGATCCTTGGTCAACTTACGAAAAAGAGTTGGATCAAAAGAACATCGAGACACGTTGGACCCGAACGATCAACAGCTGCTTATACTGAAGTTCTTTTTGATAATGTCAATATTGATACCCGTATCAAAACTGAT